AAGCCGATCCTTAGCCGTCCCTTTGAGGACAGAGGCCGCAGCACGAAAAGCAGTAGGGACTGAAGTCTGAATCGCCAGAGTGGCGCATTTCTGCGCGAACTTCTTTTCATCCAGATGACCGGCGCTCCCTAGCTGAGCGATGGCCAGTCGGCGCAAACCCTGCGTACGGGCGTGATCTGAGGACCACATTGCATCGTTCAACCGAATCTTTAGTCGCCGAAGCGAAGGAGCTACGCAGGCCGGCTGATCCCCGTGAGGCGCGCCGAGAGCGTAATTCACAGCAGCCTCTACGCACATCTTCCCAGGCTCGGGCTGGCCTAAGCCTTTCACTAGGCCGGCATCCACGATGGAAAGAACCTTGCGGGCTAATTCAACGTCAATATTCATAGTCAAATCCCTCTAAAGGCTTCGCGGGGAACGTGAGTCCGTGCTCCAGGCCTTTCTCGTATGCGAGGTTCAGGGCTCTCAGGATTTCTGCCGCTGTAGGAATTGGTTTATCGGTGAGGGTGACGGCTATCTCGGCTATTGCCTTTGCGCTCTCAGTGCTCATATGGGTCCACTCCTGGGTACACAGACGTTATAGGCGTACTCGCTCTGCCAGCTTAAGAATCTCGGTGTACGCGGCCACTCTCTAGCCTCAATCTCGGTCCTACGGTAGCTCCGTCGGGACGGGGCATGATAACGAGGTTCTTTCGCAGCCACTTTCTGTGACGGCGGGTAAGCCATCGGGAGAACCATTTGTGGATGCTCATTCACGCTACCGCCTCAAGCTGCGAGACTTCCTGCCACTTCGTCACTACGAACTTCCCGTAGGGGCCTTTGGTTGCCGGTCGGAAGTCTCCAAGACCGATGCGCTTGCCAGCATCATCTACCACCATGCGGAATACCTTGGCTCCCACAATGGAAGTATCAAGGTCTACGATGAATTCAAGCGCCCAGTCATCGAACATCGGACGGTGAGCCAGAATCCGTCCTCCAGTGGAAGGGATTCGCACTGCGCGGGTATCTACTTTCCAAGGCTGATCGTGAAGCAGCGGGATCTCGGCGCCAGCGATATCAACGCAGGCATACATGTGGCTCGACTTGCTGGTGGTCAGCTGAGTCTTTCCTGCCTTGTGAAACCGGCCACCCTCCATGATGCATCGCATGAGGTTGGGCTGAGGGATCATCGGCTTTCCATCGAGTCCCTTGTAGAGCTTGGATTCAGCGATCTCCAAGGGAGTCCCGCGATCCTGAGCGGCACCGGAGCCTCGGACGCCAGCAGAACTAGCTTCTGCAGCTGCATCCGTGAACCGATTGCAGATCAGGGGAGTCACGCCTTCAATTCTGATTGAGAGTTTCATAGTTCCTCGTTAATAAACCTTGCCATGCCAGACCCGGCCTAGACAGGCATCGCGTTGCGCCACCACGCCCGGCAGTACGTTGCCAAACCTCGCTGTGCCGTTCCGCGCAGTTCCATGCCTGAGATTGCATTACCCCACCTTGCCCTGCCTGGGACGGCCTTGCTCCGGACGGCCCGGGTAAGCCCTGCCGCACCATGCATAGCAGCGCTCGGCTACGCCAGACATGGCACTACCTTGCACTACCGCGCCTCGAACCATTTACCCGCCTCGCCCCAGCCCTAAACCCGGCTAGATATGCAGTTCGTAGCTGCTTCTGCGCCGCAGGCTGCATCGTGACCAGGAAACAGCCGTAGTTACGGATGAGCCAGCTGTGAGCGGATTGGGTGGGGGTGAGTTTCACTTGCCTTCTGCCTTGTCCACGACCGCCATGGCTCGCTGAATCTGTGCGGGCGTGGGGTGATAGGCCGAGCCTACCTTGAGATACCATTCGCAAACTTCTTTAAGCGTTGCCAGAAGCTCAGGAGCTGCGGCGATGAGGCGAGCGTTGGCTAAGTTAATTACTGGCACCAACTCTCCATCTTTGGTGATGATGGCATAATTCCCTCCTGAAAGTGTCCACGGTCCCGGTGTGTGCTGCGTATTCATGATTGCCTCCATGTGAAGAAGCCTAACATGCCTTGACTAGCATGTCAACTAGTGATAAGGTCAAATCATGGAAAAGAATGTTTCCCCTGTGCATGGGCTCCGGAGCACCTATATCAATCACAGATGCCGGTGCGAGCTATGCAAAGGCGGAAATGCGGAGTACCAGCGGATCTACATGCGGAAGCACTCTAAGCTTCAGCGTAAGCGCAGGAACGGTGGCAAGTGACCTTGTTTGGGGGAAGGCAGTGATTACCTTTGAGATATGGGTTCTTATCGACGAGCACGAGGATTTTTGGTGCTTCGTCGGTACCAGGCATCCCGTTTTCTGGTGGTCAAGGCGTGAGGCCCGAGAGATGAGCCATAGGCTTACCACCAAGGGCGGCGGAAGGTACCGAGTGCGCAAGATGGCCGTCTTCCCTGACGATTGAGGAAAGAGGGAGCTATCTCGCCAGTAACAGGCCTAGGTTTACACGAGATAGCCCCCTCAGGAGGGGCCTAGAGTCAACTCAAAGGAGCTTCTAGGACTTAGAGGGAGATTGTAGAAGATAGGCGAAGATCGGTGCAAGTTTAGGGTAATTCGGCCTAGGTTCTAGTGGTTTCAGGGTGCGAGTAGAGGTGCAGAAGTGAGGGTGATAATTGCGTGTGAGTTTTCTGGTGTAGTGCGTGATGCATTTACTCGTCGCGGTCACTTTGCCATCAGTTGCGATCTGTTACCTTCAGAGAAGCCCGGTCCGCATTTCATCGGATCTATCTGGGAGTTTCTGAGGCAGGATTGGGGACAACCATTCGATCTGATGATTGCCTTTCCGCCTTGCACGCATGTCGCTGTAAGCGGCGCTCGATGGTTCAAGAACAAAATTGGTCTACAAAGAGAAGCCTTGGATTTCATGCGGGATATCCTGGAGAGACCCATCCCACGCATTGCAATGGAGAACCCCATAGGGGTTTTTTCGACGTACTGGCGTAAACCCGATCAGATTATTCAACCGTGGATGTTTGGACATGGCGAAACCAAAGCGACTTGTCTCTGGCTCAAAAACCTCCCGAAACTCATTCCTCCGAATGTGGTTAAAGGGAGGAAACCCAGAGTTCACTATGCGAGTCCCGGACCAAATCGCTGGAAAGAACGCTCCAGGACGCTCCAAGGGATAGCGGATGCGATGGCCGATCAATGGGGATCATTAGTTGTGGAGAAAGCTGCACAGCCCCGAACATCCTGGGAGGAGTCGGGGCCTTGAATCTGGAAACGAATAGCGTATGATTACTGCCGACGGCTTATCCGCACTGATCCTGCGGAGACAGCCCCTCCCCTAGTCCGGGTTGCCGTCATCTCTCTTCTAGGGGCGGACTGGGGGCAATCAAATGCCTCTTAAACCGCGAGATAACGGGTCATGAACTGTTATCCAAGGGATTCATTTAACGCTGGCTCTACCGGTACAGGAGACCTATGCCTTGAAGACTGGCACTCTAACTAAGACTCAGAATCCTCTGTTTGTGGTTATCTGCCGTGTGTTACTCCTAGGCTTCGTTATTCCGAGTCAGGAGTGCCGCCCCAAGAAAGAAGAGTTTGGCGTGAGGAAGTGGTAAATCCAAGATGAAGAACCACTGCACAGAACTGACCAAGAAGCATAGGTATTGCAGGAATAGGAAGGTTCCTGGCTACCAAAGATGCTACCTCCATCTAAGAGCGTATTGGAGTAGGCACGGATACTTCTGATGACCTTCAACCGTTACTGTGAAATCTGTAAGCAGATCCGATACGAAGTATGTCGGGATGTTAGATCGGGGAAGTTTGTCTGCTTGTACTGCTATCTCCGGTATCAGGAACCACACGCAAAACCAGCTGAATCCTGCCACGGAGAGGATAGGACTGATACGCCTCCGTCTGGTGTGAGAGAGCCTGATGAGAAGAGCATCTAAGGTAGACAATACTCAGAAATCCATAGTGGAAGGATTAAGGAAATGTGGATACCGAGTTGAGATCATCAAGCAACCCGTAGACCTTTGTGTAATGGTCGGTAAGAACTACTGGAGGTTACTTGAGGTCAAGAACAGGAAAAGAAATGACCAGCCGAAGCAACGGTTGTTCCTCTCAGAGACCGGAACTCCTGTGGTTTCTTCCGTGGAAGAAGCCCTCGAAGCGCTTATACGCTGAGATCCCGATCACAATGGAGTGGGGAGAATGGACGATGGAGCAGTACAAGAACCTAAGACACCACATCTACTGGAGAGACCGAAGATAATGCTAGATGACGAGTGGTACTTGAACTCTAAGCTCCGTCTCTTAGGACTCGGGGTAAACCTCTTTTCCGGTGTCACCGATTTCGAGCAAAGGAAAGAAAAAGCAAGAACAGCTATCAAGGATTCCGGTATTTCCGAGAAAGAGTGCTGGAAGCTCAAAGGGAAACCTCAGACGTTCAAAGAGGCTTTCAGAGCCGCATACAACGAGGAGCTGTAATGTTCTTTTTCTACTTCTGGATATTCCTGTTTCATTTCCATCATCAACCCACGTTTAATACAGGTACTCAGCACTCCCCGCTTAATCATATCGTGGTAAAGTATGACTCCTAGTTGAGGAGTCGTATATGCCTTGGAATTCAGGGGTTTACACGAGGGGCTATGCTTCCTGGGTCTCTGATGCCAATAACAGTCTTCCGATCTCTGCGACTAAATTCGATACCGAAGACAATGATTTTGCCGCTGGTTTAAACAATTGCCTGACGATTGACGGGCTGAATAAGCCTAATGCCACGCTGAACTGGGCAGTCCAGATGAACTGGACCCGTGGGACCGATGGGAACCTTTGGTCCCTGGCCCGTACTGGAGGATCAAATAACCCGAGGATTCAAGCCTCGGTATTAGACGCTTCTGGAGTGACTCTGGCTGTTACTGGGGGTGGTTTAACGCTCAGCACAACCGCAGCTCTACTTCTCACCTCCACCGGTTTCAATGTGGGTGCTACTACAGTGACCTATCTAGGTCCTGTGGCCGGTACCCAAGTGGATATGACACCCGATAAGGGTTCGTGGACAACTACGCTCTCTGGACCTTGGCTAGTGGGGAATAATCCCACAGGGACATTGAAGTGGGAACGTCAAGGAACTCAGGTAACGATCTGGTGTGATAGTGCAATCACACAGACCTCTATTGCCGGCACTGCATTGTCGGCGAGCGCACTCCCGGCTGCAATTACTCCTAGTTCTACGCGAGCTTGCGCATGTACGCAGATTGAGAACAACGGGTCCTTTGTGTTAGCCAGAGCTTTGGTAGAGACTAATAATACGATTGCCATTGATCCATTTGGCGTTTCCGGGTCTTTTATCGGGGTGGCTAATAGTTTCACTTCATCGGGGGCTGCTGGGATCGCCGCAGGCTGGTCGATTGTCTATTCCCTTTGAAATGATTGAAGCGCACACTAGAGCTATGCGCATTCCTCTCGCTAGAGAGCCTGAATCCCCCTTCTACTGGGAAGATGAGCGTCTCTTATGGAATGATTCCTATCTCGCCTGGATCGAACGAAAAGCTCCCAGAATCCCTGCAGAACCTCCTCCTCCCCTAGAGGACTCCGATACTTTCCTGAGGCGTATCCGTGCCGAGTAGCACGAAGAAACAGGCTCATTTCATGAGTGCTGTCGCTCACGGATGGCATCCATCAGGAGAGAAGGGCCCCAGTCAGGCAGTGGCTGAGGAATTCCACCAAGCTGACAAGAAGGTTGGCAAATGGGAGCACGGATCAAAGGGGAAAATGGAGAGCTTGAAAGGTAAGGCTCACTCATCCGCTGAGAAATCTCATAAACACCGTCACGGCAAAGCCGGAAGGTATTGAAATGTCACGCAAAGACCTGGAAGCCGCGAATGTCCTCCCCGCCAAACAGGCGACGAGAGTTCCAAAAGAGAAGCAGTCGATGGAAGGAATGCCTGGCTATATCAAGACAGGACAAGGGAAGGACGGAGAATCTATTGCAAGGGGCCATTCCGGTATAGGGCCAAAGCGCGAAGGTCCTATCGGGCACAAAGGACGTGCAAGGAATGAGGAGCATATCTACCGGGATGGTGCCGGTACGATGACGAAGAACTACAAGTCCGACTCCACAGGTAAACCAGGTCACTACCATATGTCCGGGGAAGGGCAGCCAGCCTCAGAAGCTCATAAAGGCACAGCTCCTATTGGAAGCCGCCACGGCCATCCAGGACGAATGGAACACATGTCCGGCAGGGCAAGAACCTCAGCCGAGGGACGCAAGAAATCGAGGATGTACTAATGACACTCCAAGCGAATCTCTTAGGTACCGCGGAATACCTCCGTCAGGCCCAGGCAGGACTCCCATCGACAGGACTGACCGCCACGGGGAACAGTCTGGCAACAGCTTTACAGCTGCAGACCGATTTCTGCGTGTTTACCACCGTTGCAGCAAGTACAGGATGCACGCTTCTAGGCACAGTAGCGGCAGCTACAGGCCCCTGCCTGCCAGTAGACAGTATTATCGTGGTAAATCATGGAGCTAACACGCTCACTGTCTATCCCTTTGCTGCAACAGGGAAAATAGCCAATGGCAGTGCGGGGGCAGGCTTCAGCGTCTCAGCGACCAAGATGGCTACATTCGTACTGATATCAGGTGGCCCCGATGTCTGGGCCGCTTCAGTCTCAGCTTAAGCTTCTTAGCCGGGAATTGAGATATGCCAAAGGGCTATAGGAAGGATGGCACGCCAATCAGGCCACCAAAGGCCGGCATAGGCCCTGCACGCGGTACTCAGCCTAAGAGGATTACGGATGTAAAGGCCATGATCTACGAGGCACTGAGGGGCTTAGGCGGGGACGAATGGCTCAAGAAGCAGGCTAAGGAGTATCCGGCAGCATTCTTCGGACTCGTAGGACGATTAGTACCCATACAGTCAGACGTAACCCTAGGTGGACAGCTTGGAGTCATCTCAGACAAACCCATTACTGCAGAGGAGTGGGCAGCCCAAGCCCAGGCTGATCTGGGCACCACAGAAAGGCCCCCAGGCCCTGCTAATTAGCTGTCCCGTATCGGAGATCTTCTATGGGGGAGCGAGAGGTGGGGGGAAGACTGACGGGGTATTGGGGAAATACGCTCTCAAGGCCCAGAGGTATGGGAAGGCCTTCAATGCGGTCTTCTTCCGCAAGGAGATGCCTCAGCAGGATGATCTGATCGAGAGAGCGAAGGAGATCTACCAACCGATAGGGGGCCATTTCAGTGACCAGAAGAAGCTCTTCGACATGCCCCGAGGAGGACGCATTCGCTTCCGTCCATTGGAGAACATTGCGGATGCTGAGAAGTATCAGGGGCAATCCATTACAGACGCTGCAGTCGAAGAGGTCGGAAACTACGTTTCGCCTGCTCCAATCGACCGACTTAATGCTTGCCTACGTTCAGCCCACGGAGTGCCTACTCAACTACTGCTCACAGGGAATCCAGGAGGAGCGGGACAGGGCTGGATCAAGCAGCGATACATAGATCCTGCTCCATTAGGACTTAAGATCCTGATCCGAGAACTCCCCAACGGTCAGAAGCATCAATACGTATTCATCCCCTCGAAGGTCTATAACAATCAGATCCTCTTGAGGAATGACCCCGACTACATCAATAGACTTTACTTGGTCGGCTCTCCCCAGCTGGTCAAGGCATGGCTGGAGGGCGACTGGTCTGCAGTCGAGGGGGCGTACTTCCCTGAGTTCAGCTTAGAGAAGCATGTGATTGCACCCAGGGCCTTACCCTCTACCTGGTTGCGGTTCAGGAGCATGGACTGGGGTTCTGCCAAACCGTTCTGTGTGGGCTGGTATGCAGTGGTTGGGGATCACGACGAGCTTCCCAGGGGATCTTTGGTCAAGTACCGGGAATGGTATGGCCAAGACCCCAAGCAGCATATGAATACGGGATTGAAGCTCACCGCTGAAGAGGTGGCGAGAGGGATCAATGAGCGTGAGAAGCCTGGAGAAGTGAATTACGGGGTGATTGACCCGAGTGCTGCTGCGACTAATGGGGGACCTTCGATTGTAGAGCGTATGGCAGCCGCAGGGGCTTTATTCACTCAACCCGGTGATAACAAGCGGGTAGCGACATTAGGCGCTCTCGGAGGCTGGGATCAGCTCAGGGCGCGATTAAAGGGTGATGGAGAGAAGCCTGCGATATACTTCTTCTCCACCTGTACTCATACGATCAGGACCCTCCCTGTGCTTCAGCACGACTCAGCGAGAGCCGAGGATGTGGATACGGATGGGGAGGATCATGCAGCGGATGAGACGAGATATGCCTGTATGAGCAGGCCCTACATCAAGAGCGAATCCCTCGCTAAACCCACTCCCATCTGGCCCCTCGGACAGCCCTCTGGAGAACTCTTCTTCCCCAAGCCCAAGCCCTTCAAGATCGAGCGCATATGAGCGAGCTGGTGGAATGGCTGGTCGGATATGAGGATGAGAACGGTAAGGTCCATTTTATCACTGCCGGCGCCCAGAGGGTATTCAGTCGGTCTACGGGGGAGAAGCTCGCTAAGAAGCTGGGATCTGAATACGGATTATGGAACTGGCGTACTCTCAAGCCTTTGAATGAATCTCAGGAGAAAGTCTAATGCCCACCCCTGGTGCAGTATCTGCCGGTACCCCAATCACTCCGGGGACAGGTTCAGCAAAGGTCGTTGTAGCACGGGATGGAGTCTTACTCGGCTGGTGGGCCGCGGCTACCGGGTCAGTAGTCTTGAATGACGTAGCGACCACGGCAGGAGTGGCTGCAGGAAACCAGATCCTGACCACCTCAGCCTGCGCGGTGGGGTGGAATCCATTCCCGGTAGTCTTTGTGAACGGGCTTGTGGTGAATGCTGCTGCAGCGACAACCATCTGCCTCGTAGTCATCTAGGTGGCTAAGACTCTCCTAGCTCCCGATGGGAGTCCTCTTAAGAAGAAGCTCAAGAATGAGGAGCCGGAACTCGCATTGACTGCCACCGTAGCGTGGCTGAAGGATGAGATAGATACCCATGAGCGAATCTTCGACAAGTTTCATCGTCGTGGACGTAAAATCATTAAGAAATACAGGGATGTGCGTAGTCCACGGGAAGACGCTATTACTCGATATAACATTTTCTGGGCAAACGTACAGACGCGTTTGCCGGCACTGTATGCGAGAAACCCTAAGCCTCTGGTCGAACGACGATACAAAGACAGAGATCCCATCGGACGAACAGCTGCGGAGATCCTTGAGCGCAGCATCGAATATACCCTGGAGCATGTAAACGACTTCTTCTACACAATGAGGCTGGCGATCCTCGACTATGAGGGTCCGGGATTAGCGGCTGTATGGATTCGGTATGAGCCTCACTTCCACGATCCTGAGCTTCCTGGTGCGGTTGAAGAAGGGATGGAGCCTGAGAAGGAGAACCTGGAAACCGAGAGCGAAGGTAGTTCGACTACCAGTGCAGAAGAGGACGAGGTCCAGGAACTAGAGCTTAAGCACGAGGAGACGAAGATCGATTATGTCTCCTGGGAGGATGTGGGCTGGTCCTGGGCCAGAACTTGGCAGGAGGTGAGGCTACTCTGGAAGCGTGTTTTCATGGACAGGGACGAGCTTCGAGAGCGGTTTGGGGGGAAAGGAGGATTGACCGAGGAGGAGATTCTTCAGATTCCCCTCGACTGGTCGCCTAAGAACCTCACGGATACCCAAATAAGAATCACTCGCAAGAAAGCCGTGGTTTATGAGGTTCACGACAAACACGAGAGGAAGCGATACTGGCTCGTCAAGAACTTCCCCAAAGTCCTCGATGAGCGAGATGACGATTTAGGCTTAACGAAGTTCTTCCCCGTTCCCCGTCCATTGATGGCTAATGCCTTATCTGACGAACTGATACCCACGCCAAACCTCTCTTTCTACCAGGACCAGGCGAATGAGATTGATGAACTTTCCACCAGAATCGTGGCTATCACAAAGGCACTTAAGGTGGCTGGCGTTAGAGATGCTAGCGCTGAGGCTTTGGACCGTCTGCTATCCGAGGGGGTTGAGAACCAGCTCGTTCCTGTCTCTGGTTGGGCAGTACATGCGGATAAGGGAGGGCTTAAAGGCTCCTTCGAACTCCTGCCTATTGCTGAGATTGCGGAATGTCTCGGTTACCTCAGGGAACAGAGAAAGGAGTTGATCGAGGACGTCTACCAGCTCACAGGTATTGCAGACATCGTCAGGGGCTTTTCAGACCCCAATGAGACGGCTACCGCTCAACAGCTGAAGGGTGACTTCTCGATCATCCGTATCCAGGACGCTCAGACCGAGGTTCAGAGATTCGTTCGGGATATCGTCCGAATCGTGGGGGAGATCGTCGCGGGATACAGTATTGAGACGCTGAAGTGCATTTCCGGGGTGAAGCTTCTCACGAACTTGGAAAAGCAGCAGCTACAGTTCCAATTGGCTATGCAGGCTGCTCAACAGCAGATGCAACAGCAGCCTCCGGCCCCTCAGGGTGGGCCTACTGGTTCTAGCGCTCCGCAATTGACGGGGCCGGGGGCCGCTCCACAGCAAGCACAACAGGGGCAAATGCATCCCCAAGCGCCTCCCCAAGCGATGACTCCTGCATCCGGTCAAGCCACTCTCTCCCCAGACAAGATGAAGCTCCTAGAGCTTCCCACCTGGGAGGAGATCGAGGGGCTATTGAAGAACCCAGTATTGAGGGAGTTTCGGTTGGACATCGAGACCGATTCCACTATCCGCATGGACGATGAGGTGGAACAGAAAGCGAGGATCGAGCTGATTGCTGCTGTGGGGGGATTCCTGGACAAAGCTATCCTTGCCGGCTCGCAGGCTCCTGAGATTGTTCCCATGCTGGGTGAACTCCTGATGTTCGGGGTACGGGCTTATCGGTCTGCGAGACCGATAGAGCAGGCTTTCGAGGATGCAATGGATGCTCTCCAGAAGGCGGCTAAACAACCAAAACCGAACCCCGAGATGATGAAAGCCCAACTGGAGGCTCAGACCAAGATCGCTATTGCTACTCAACAGGCTCAGCTCGATAAGCAGATTGCGGACGCCAAGCAGCAGGCTGAGAGCAAGCAGGATCAGATCGAGAACCAGCTGGAAGCTGCCAGGGCGCAGCAGGACGCAGAGCTACAGGCCAAGCTCCAGGCCCATAAGACTCAGATCGAGTTTGCCTCGAAGCGTGAGATCGAGCAGATGAAGCTCCAGTTCGAGGCGGAGAAGGTCCAGTACGAAGGCGAGACGAAGATGAAGATCGAGCAGATGAAGGCCGGTCACCAGGTTCAAATAGAGCAGGTCAAGGCAGGCCATCAGCTGGAGGTGGAGAAAGTCAAAGGCGAGCACGCCCAGAAGACTGAAGAGGTCAAAGCAGGGCATGCTTTGAAGCAGAAGCGCCTGGAGCTAAATCATGAGGCGGGAATGCACGAACGGGACCCGGATAACGTGCGGGAGGACGAGGTTTCCAAAGCGGTGAAGGAGATGGTCGAGCACTTCAAGAAGCCCAGGAAGATCGTCAGGGACAAGGATGGGCGCATCTCTGAACTTCACTGATGTGGCGCACGATAGTCGTTCCGAATGCGCCGCCTGTGGTGCAGTCCTTTGACTTCTTCATCTCCACCACTGGGAGTGATTCGAATCCTGGGACTCTCGTCTCCCCCTGGGCTATCACCTCGATCAATACGAAGCAGGCTACCTATACAGGTAAACGGGTCGGAGTCCTCGCTGGGGTCTACAACGTGAACTCCCTCATGGGCTCAGGGAATGCCGGTTCTTTGAATTTGGTGGCTTTGGCTGTCAATGGCGGGACGGTAAGCAATCAGACCTATATAGGGTCTTCCAATGCTTCCGGGGTCTATACGCCCAGAGTTTCGGTACTGGACGCTCACCCCATACAGAATCCGATCAGCGGGATTACCAATGCTGCCTCTGCGGTAGTGACGATCAACTCTGCAGCAGCATCTAATCCTTATACCGGCTTAACACGTGTAGCCATCTACGGGGTGGTGGGGATGCCTCAGATCCAAAGTCCCGACACAGGAACCGGCTCAATCTGGATGTGGACGATTACCGCTACAGGGGGAGTGCAGAATGCCTGGACGATCACTCTCAATGCCAATAGCACTTCTTGGGGGACCTATGTGAGTGGTGGGACTGCTTCAGCAAACTTCCCTAGTGGGGAATGCGGGATCATCGGTCAAGGACTAGCAAATGGGGGCGGCTCTCTCCAGGCCAATCCAGGTTACACCACGCTAGATGGTTTAGTGATCACTGGTAGCTATGAGATGGGAATCGGGTTCAGACCCGATACAGCGAGTGGTCAGGGAGGAGACAGTTTCGGGATCATCATCCAGAACTGTGAGATTTGTGACATCGCAGGTTACGAGAACGACAATACCTCGGGTGTCCTTCTCTGGAACGTCACCGGAGCTACGGTTCACGGAAACAAGATCCATCACATCATCTCGACCTCGGGGAATGTGAGCCAGCAGGACAATGCAGCGATCTTCTCATTCAACTGCAAGTCCAACGTCTATGAGTACAACACCATATTCGCCTCCTCTGTCGGCATCTATGACAAGAACGCCACCAATGGGAATCACACTTATCGGTATAACTACATCGAGCAGACGACCGATACCTCTAGGGTGGCTTTCGGTCCCTATGCTTTGTACTGCATCAACGACAGTGCGGGGGGAAGCTCAACAGATGTAATGAACGTCCATCACAACGTCTTCATTGCACCGGATACCTGGCAGGGATCGAATTCATTCAATGATCCCTCTTTGGCAGGACTGACCTTCTACAACAATACCTGTTACTGGACGGGGGCCTTCAATTCAGGTGGTTTGTGGTATCCCGCCAATGGTTCGGGAACCGCTGTGATCAACTCCTACAATAACATCTTCGATTGTGCGGGAGCGCCGAATTACCAGGGATTCGTCTATTACACGACGGGGAGTATTTCACTCTCTGATTACAATGCTTATTCAGGGAGTGGGGCTTCTTTCTGTATCGGTGCGATCAGTGGGGGTTTCACTCCCACGAACACTTACACTTTCGCGAACTGGCAATCGACTATCGGTGTCGATGCTCATTCGGTCATAGGCAGTCCGACCTTCAATAGCACCTCATCGCTCAATACCTCCGGTTTCAAGCTTACCAATGGGACGACCGGACAGGGGACCGGATCGAGCAATGGGACGAGTGGAGGAACGGCTTGTGATATGGGTGCGTGGGGCAATAGTCCTCCCTCCACCATCGGGTGCAACTTTTGACCACCAAGACCTCAAGCTTTCCCAATAGCCAGAACCCTCTCGCTTCCTCAGGAGCGGATGGGGCGTGGATCGCTTGGGGGACTACTAACCTCAAAGCCACTGCCGGAAGCGGGGTGAATGCGGTTTCAGGGTCTTTCGCCGCGATGGTCTGGAACACCTCCGATTACACTTTTCTCGCAGACGGGCAGACATCGAGCGCAACCATCGGAGCTAAGGGTAACTTCGACGATGTGGGGGCATCGGTTCTCTGTACAGGTTCTGGGGCTACGGCAAACGGGTATTACGCCTCTACAGGTTTTAGCGGGAACTCCATTTTCATCAATCGTGTAGATAGTGGAACAGCAACCCAGCTGACCAGCGGCTCCCACACCTGGGCACTGAATGATGTGCTGAAGCTCAGTTACACCCTGAGCACTCACACCCTCGCAGCAGCAGTAAACGGCTCGACGATCATCTCTACGACTGATTCCACCTATACCTCAGGTCAACCAGGACTTTGGTATACGGACGGCAACGTGAACGCGAGTTTCATATCGGTTTTTACGGGAACCGATCCTTTCGTAGCTGCAACTTCCAGCGGTCCACTCCCACGCCAGATCTATGTAATGCCGTGACGGACATATTGAAGGATTCTCATACATGAGACATCTACAGCAAACATTGAGGTATACGGACCGCTCAGATGAGATAGCGGCTATTACCCATATCCTTGACCTGATGAGGGAGAAGGACTTCGATGTTGCCGCGAGACTCCTGGTGATCTATCTCGATGCGCTCCAGGATGCCCAGAAGCCGAAGCTGGAGGACTACGATCCTCGTGCAGAGCTAGCCGCACTGGCTGAGAGACTGCGATGACAATTCCTGACTACCCGCGAAGATGGATAGGTCTCCATTTAAGCCTTAAGGATTGGTCTTTAAGGTGGGGCTTTATACGTCACGGAGGAGATGGAGTTGGGGGGTTTTCAGTGTTTTGGCTGAATTTTGGTTTAACGGTGACATATCTGGAGAAGGGTGCTGTTCTTCGTAAGGTCGCGAGTCCTTATCAGAGAGGACCATGAAGGGCGAAGGCTATTTCATCAACCGCTTTACAGGTGATTCCCGCCCAGATGAAGCGGGAATAATGACCTGTGCGCATTGTAGTAAAGTCCTGTATCTGCATGACGTTCCCGGTCAACCGAACTGGAAGGAAGACGGCGGATGGTGCAGGAGCGAGCAGAAGCCTTTATGCGGGCCTTGTGCAGACAGGGCTTTGAAATACGGTTGTGAGCCTGCCCTTAAACGGATAGAGGCCCACGGCGAGGCATTAGTGAAGTACGAACAGTATTTGAAGGTTGCAGGGCTTGAACCGGCTAAGCCTGCAACTCTTATCTTGCCGGACTGAAGAGGTTTTTATGGCTCAATTTACAGGTGTACAGCGTGGGGTCGCCGGAACGGCTTCAGGCACGCAGTTGAACAACGGAACCCTTACCGTGTTGACGGTCGGTATGCTCTCGAAGGTGAAGATGGTCTCGTGGGGTGGGTCGGATACCTCATTGGTGGCCTATGCCACTCGGTGGGCGAGGGTATCGAATACTCCTGCGACCCCAACAGCACTCACTATCCAGAACAGCAATCCCAATACAACCGCGATGGCGAGCTATAACACCTATAGCACGACTCCCACTTCTACAGCCTCTCCTGCCGGACTTTTGTCGGTGGACTGGAACAGCCAGGGTGGGGGTGGAACGATTGTCCTCCCGATTGGTGGAGAGTGGTTCGTAGTCGGTGGGGCTTTGGGGACACTTTTTAACCAGATTGGATGCGGTAACGTGGTCGGGGCGAGCGCGAACACGTCGTTCAGCACGACGTGGGAGGAATAGTCTTCCTAATACTCAGTAGATGGAGTAATATAAGACCTCCTGAAACGAGGAGGTTTTATGACTTCACATGCTGAGTACATGAGGAAATGGCGCACTGAGAATCCCGAACGTTGGCGAGAGATTGCTCACAAGGCTCGTGCCAAGTGGAAGCTCAACAATCGCTCCGCTCACCGCGAAGCTCAAAGGAATCATCGTTACACGGTGCGTCGCGAGATTCTGGATCTTCTCGGTGGTCAGAGGTGTGTGCAGTGCGGATACGATAAAGACTGGCGCGCTTTGCAGATAGACCACATTCATTCTGATGGTCGTAATGACCGTAATACCCCAACTGGAACGGGTGTATGGGCATTTCGCAAGAAGTTGATGGATCCCACTCAATTAGAGTTCGCACGGACTCGTTATCAAGTTCTCTGTGCGAACTGTAATGTCGTAAAGAAGTATGAGAAGAATGAGTTTGGAGGACGCATGGCTAAAGTATCCCCGGATAAACTTCGCAGGCGTCGGACTCGTAAGCAGCGTGAGGAAATCCCCACTATAGAATCAGGATTTAGCTAAATGGCTATAGGCCCGGTTCCGCCTTACGTTACAGGCGGACCTCTTCAGTTAGATTTCCTGCAGCCAGTCGGGGATCGGATTCAATTCCGGTCCCCGATTTCCTCTCCTGATCTCATTCAACTGATCAATGTCGGGTCTTCACCGGGGGATCAGACGGGAGACCCTGGAAGATTAGCTTGGCAGAAAGCCAATCTTGATTTCACTATTCTCGATAAGCGGACCAATCTTTATGCGGGTCCTACAGCCAGTGAACTGGCTGGAAATGTTCCCATCATCAATCCTCAATATGCCCCTGGGGATATCTTAAGGTATGGGGCTGATCTCACTGGAACTAACGATTCCAGCCAAGCAATCATCAATGCGCTGAGGTCAATCCCTTCAGGTGGGGGGAACGAGGGTGGAAGGGTTTTCTGCAGTCAGGGCGGGATCATTACTGTAAACGCCTTGGTGCAACTGGATGCTTATAGTGCTTACAGCGACTGGACTTTGGATTTTACCGGAGTAGAGATTCATACCACTCTCACCTCTGGCAATATCTTCCAGTTAGGTGATGCGACAGTTAAGGACCCTGCACAGAACTTCATCTGGAGAGGTGGGTATTTCCATCTTTCCGGCAATAACGTTACCGCGATAGCGGTCTACCGTTGCCAGAACATCAAGTTTGAGAATGTATGGGTCTTCAACGCTCTCAACTCATTCAAGGTAGATGGAACCATCTGCGCTCCAAATGGGAGGATCATCTCTGTCAAATTTGATAACTGTTATTCCGGGCAAGCGACTATTGGTTACTACTTCAATGCCCAGAATCCTCAGACTGGTAGCTACACCGGCATCAAGATGGATACCTGTGCGTCGGAATCCGATGCGACTGGTATCAGTTATCAAGGATTCCCCAGTCAGTCCTTCGCGACACTGCACATGGATAACTGCGAGGTGCAGAACTCCACAGTTGCCGGGGTTATCGCTAATCAATGTTTGATAGAGATCAACTCCGGCTTCGCCCAAACTTCCAGCCCCACGACAGTTCCTTCGATCAACGCTCAGAACGGTGCCGTTGTCCATGTAAGGAACGGCGACTGGGGCTATCCGGTTATTGATGCCAGCTCGTTTGTCTGGTTCGACCAAGGAACCGCTAATGAGCTGATTAATACTTCTTCAACCTCTCGTCTTTCCGGTGGAGCGTTGGGAGACTTGGACTCTGTGGGGTGGGGGCCACCCAACTACCCCACCGGCAAGACCGGGCATCACGCTCTACTCGGCTATCAGTGGCGCGACAGCATGGGGGTGGATTGGGTCTGTACCGTGGCGGGGCAGACAGGTGGCTCATCTCCTTTCGTCAAGTACATGCCGCTGAATGATCCGTGCGAGATCATCATCCCCTGTGCCATCGGAGGAAACATCGCGAACGGAGCGTTGCTCTGGTTTCCACAAATGGATTTTATAGTAGAGGAGGTTCTGTTCCTCGTCACTACAGCATTCACAGGTGCTAGTGGGGTTTTGAGTTTCAGTGCTGGGACGGTCAATCAACAGGGACTTATCTCTCAAGATGCCGACCAGGGAGCTGTCGCTAATCTCACGCTCGGGAAACTCGTCACCAGCAGACGCAACAGGAACTCATTAGCACAGCTGACTGGCGGGAATACCCTCTTCTGGTCTGGCAACGAATACAACGCCACTTCCGGCACGGTCGGGGTGAATGGGATCTATAGCATCACAAGCTCCATGACCGCAGGAGCTGGCCGTCTCATCATCCGTGGCTATCGACCGAGAGTGACGACTGCGGGGGCCGCCCTCTCAGGTGCGGTTCTTCCGTCGTTCACGCAATCCCCTGGTTCCACCACGCAGGTTCTCTATAACAACGGAGGAGCAGTAGCTGGAGCCTCGGGGCTTACTTATGGCGCAAATGGCAACGTTGCGATTGCTGACCCCTCATCCGGGAACTCACTAACTGTCAGTGCAACAGGCTCTCACGTTGGAGTCTTAGTACAGGCCGCTTCTGGCACTAACGCTATTCAAGGAGGGTCGTCCGGCAACAACATTGGCATAGGGACCAATGTTGGTCTGAGTGGATCGGCTGAGAACATCTATGGACAATCAGCCGCGCCTTTGGCAATAGGGACCACTGGAGCACAGAGCCTCAACCTCTATACAAATAGTGCCCTGCGCGTATCGATCAACAGCACTGGTGATATCACGGGCAGGGGTATTGCGGTTTGCAAACGTGCGACTGCTATCGAGACGCGCTCCTCTACCACGACGCTCACGAATAGCACTCAGTTGACCTATGCCATCCCGGCGGCAGGCACGTATGCATTCGAGATCGTAGTCTTTTCCTACTTCACCACGGCCGTTACGGATGGGATCACGGCCAATGTCAATTACAGTGGTACGTTCACAGCGGTCGGCTCCTACCTATATGGAGACCTGATGAATGGTACAACCACAACGTTAGGGATTCAGCCGGTAGAGATTTCAGCGACCGTGAACAATGCTCTGGCAGGTCTTACGATGGCGACTTATGGGGCTTCTGTGGCGGCTGCAACTCCAGCCGCGCATTTCATTAAAGGGAATCTCATTGCGACCGGGACTGGTACGTTGGCCTTTGCCTTTGCCCAGAGTACGTCAGGGGTCGATACGACTAATTTAGGCGTAGGCTCCTGGATGACGGTCACTCAGCTTAGCTAATGAACCTTTGGACCGCAGATGCCTCCGGCTTAACCAACGCTGCAGGTCCAGTCAATGCAGATGATGGGAATTGGACCGCAGATGGCTTCATAGCGGCTGGGGTCAGACAGAGGAACGTCACAAATCCTGAGTTCGATGCTCGGATGTCGGGTTATGCCGTCATCATTGCATCCGCCCTCGCCGCTCAATTTGTCCCCATAGCGGACATCCAGTTCGGTTCCCATGCGGAGGCGGTCTATAACCTGGAGGGGCAGAAGAGCCAGACCTGGAGTTCGGTCAGGGCCTCTCTCCCTCCAGTCACAATCCCGTATGTCGTCGTAGGTCAGCAGACCTATACAGATATCGGGTCGGTGTATGTAAAGCCTCTCACAGGCCATACACCGCCGATCATCCCTTACCAATATGCGGCCCCGGAGCTAAGGGACCTCACCCAGCAGGCGGTATTGAGTCAGCCGTGGCACGGTCCACAGGGACCTGTTCCGCCTTATATAACCGCTTACCCGGTCGATACCAGCCAGCTCCAGGCCCAGTACACCCCAGTACAACCGAAAGCGGGGGTAGGAGTTCTCGGGTCAGTCGTCATTACGACTCCTCAGATCGAGGATCGACCAAGCGAGGTTATTAGACCCTCACAAGTCTCCGGGAGCACTCCTGCCGTTCCCCCTTATGTGCAGGCATCCCAGACCGATACCTCACAGCTACAGCCGCAATATAGCCCTGTAGCGACTCCTGCCGTTCTCCTCACGGGGATTCTCGGAAGGTATCAGGTCACTCTTCCTCAGATAGAGGATAGACCGGTTGAACAGACCTGGTTTGTCCAGTCCGGAATTGAAGCGGCTGGGGCTCTCTCAAGCTATCAGTTCGGGGTCCACGCCGAGGCTCTATACAACGCTGAAGCCCTAAAGAGTCAGGTCTGGCCGACTGTCAGTGCGCCAGCGCTTCTAACCGGAGCCATTGTCCAGTATCAGTCTGGCGAACCTCAGGATTGGCCTTGGCAGGAAAGGGAGCAGTTCTACCGAATCACGATAGCGGGGAGCCTGCCCAATATAGGTCCTGTCCCGCCTTACTCGTTTGTCACTCCCCAGATTGACCTTAACGTCAATGCCACGAGGGTTTCCAGCTCGGCTTTCCAGACGTTTACAGGGATAGTACTGCCTTATCTCTCCGTCCTCCCGCAGCCTGATATCAATATCAATTACTCGGTAACCTGGACGCCGAGTGTCTTCAGTCAGCCAGTAATAGCGCCTTCACTCGATCCGTGGCCGGTTCACTGGCCGATGCCGCCGGTCAGCCAGGCGCAGCTCAAGAAGTACATCGAACAGCAACGGAGAATGGCGAATCGTCGGGCCCGGCAGATAGCCGCTCAGGTCCGATATGACGAGGAGTTAAGGGAAGACCTTAGAAAGGCCTTGAGGCGGGAAATCCCGATAGAGGCCCTTAAAGTCACTGCTAAACCTCTCCCAAAGAGTGAAGTGAACTGGGAAGAGGTCAAATACATAGCGGCGAGACTTCTTGAGAAACCGCTTAAGACCGTTCAAGCACTCCAAGCTATTCAAATCGAGGCTCCGAAGATCGACCCGGATGAAGGTGATTTGGGCGAATTGAATGAGTTACAGTCGCTCTATGCTCATGACTTCTACGAGCGATTAGACGCTCTCAGGCGCCTGATTAGAAAGAAGTTGAACTGATGCCTATCTACGAGTGGGAGTGCAGGAAATGCGGGAAGTTGGAGGTTTTTAGACCTTTCCATGAATGGCGTCTCCCTCCTAAACATCCCCATCCTGTCGTCCGGGTTCTTTCCGCTCCAATGGTCATCGTGGATATTGAGCCATATGTGGCTATGGCCGGTGATAAAGCCGGCCAGGTCATCGGTTCAAGACAGGAGCATAGAGCCTTCCTCAAAAGGAATAAGCTGGTGGAGTTCGGTAACGACCCCCCGAAACCGAAGCCCATGAGGCCCACCGTCCGCCGGCAGGAGATGCTTAGGAGCATGAAAGACAGTGGGGTTTCGGAGATTATTAGACGTGGCAGCCGATAGGAGTATGATTTAGACAATGGCTAAAGAACCGGAAGAAGAAGTCGTAAAAGAACCTGAGGAGCTATCTCTCCGTGAGCAATTGATTTCCGCTCGGGATGAGTCCCAGGAACGTCAGGCTAAGGAGCTAGAGCCTGAGACGAAGGCAGAAGCTCCCATAGAGCCGATAGAGGACAAAACCTCTCCTGAAGCTCCTAAAGAGGTTAAGGAGCCTAAGTCCACTCCAATGCCAGCTCCCAGAAGCTGGTCTGATCAGGAAAAGCCCCTATGGGCTAAAGTCCCTCCAGAGGTTCAGGCGGTCATCAACCGCCGGGAAGCCGATATCCATCGTAAAGCCACTGAGCAGGATGAGATCCGCTCAGCCGGTACTCAATTCATGGCAGTGGCGAATAAGTACGCCCCTGTCATCAAGGCTAGAGGGACGACACCTACGGCCTATTTCGAACAGCTCCTAGGGATCGTCTCGCAGCTCGATTCTGCCAGGACTCCCCAGGAACGCGCCTCTGTCTTCGAGCAGATAGCGCGTCAGCAAGGTGTTGATTTAAGACAAGTTCTTGGTTCCGGCGGACCTTCACCTCAACCTCAAGCACAGCTCCAGACGTTAGTCGAGCAGACCGTCCAGCAACGCCTTGAGGCCTGGCAGGCCAGACAAGCACAGGAACAAGAACAAGCGGTGATGCAAGCGACGACGGGCGAGATTGAGGCCTTTCGCTCCAAAGTGAACGAGCAGGGATTACCTGCTTATCCGTACTTCGACCACGTAGTCAACCTGATGGCAGGACTCGTCCAGTCAGGGAGCGCGGACACCTTGGAAAAAGCCTACGACCTTGCAGTTAGAGCACATCCCGAAACCTCCAAACTCCTGGCGGAAGCCGAACAGGCGGAAGCCAAGGCTAAGGAGGCTAAGCGTCTCGCCGCTGAAAAGGCGAAGCGCAAGGGCGGCTCGGTTCAGGGGAGTCCTGGGACACCAATTCCTGGAAATTCCAAGGATCGAACCATACGGGACGAGCTGAGATCGGCATTTGATGAGGTCCGGTCTCGGGTCTAACTGAAGGAACTTTATGGCACTAATTAATCCTAGTGCCACGGTGACGGAAATCGTCACAACTACCCTCCGTAACAGAACGGGGAAGTTGGCCGATAACGTTACAAAGAACAACGCTCTCCTCTACAGGTTGAGAGCGCGTGGCCGTGTAAAGCCCGTTTCGGGCGGACGCACGATTGTTCAGGAGCTGAACTACCAGGAGAACCAGACCTATAAACGGTACTCCGGGTACGAAGCACTCGATATCAGCCCCTCGGATGTGTTCACTGGCGCGGAGTTCAACTACGCCCAGGCAGCCGTAGCGGTTTCCATCTCAGGTCTCGAAATGCTGCAGAACAGCGGCGAAGAGGCCATCATCGACCTGCTCGAAGGTCGCATCGAGAACGCCGAACAGACGCTCACAAACAATATCGCTCTCGATATCTATTCCACGGGACTTGCGGATGGCGGGCGGCAGATAGGAGGCATCCAGCTCCTGGTCTCCACCACGCCAACCACAGGGGTTGTGGGAGGTATCGACTCTTCCGTTTGGAGTTTCTGGCGCAATGTCGCGTTCTCAGGTGTCACGAATGGCGGGGCCGCTGTCTCGACAGCTAACATCCAGTCCTATATGAACAGGGTCTGGGTGCAGTTGGTTCGCGGAGCGGATCACCCCGACCTGATCGTGGCGGATAACAACTACTATCGGTTCTTCTGGGAATCGATGCAGGCCCTGCAGAGGGTGGGAGACGAGGAGTTGGCAGACCTCGGCTTTACCACCTTGCAGTATGTGAATTCGGACGTAGTACTGGACGGAGGGTTCGGTGGTGGAGCACCTGCGAACACCATGTATTTCCTCAATACCAAGTACCTCTTTTTCCGTCCGCATCAGGACCGTAACTTCGCCCCCTTGGGCGATGAGCGGTTCGCAGTCAACCAGGACGCTATGGTGAAATTGATCGGCTTTGCGGGTAATCTGACCTGCGCCAATCGGTTCCTCCAGGGCGTGCTGGCGGCATAAGGAGAACGCCATGGGTAAAATCTACGTTAAGGCGACTCCTTCCTCTGTATTTGCAGCGGTGCAGACCTATACGTGGTCTTCCATCGATCCGCAGATCGGGGGTGTCTATGACATCGGAAACGTGTGGACGGATGCACCCGGCCCTTATGCCGGAATGCTCACAAATTTCACACTTCCCGATAAAACCCAGACCGGCACTCTGACCTCTGCCGTTCTTCCCAATCCCATTTATGCCCCACAACCGGGATACATCATCTCGGCGTGGGAGCCTTCTTTGGGGTGGGGAGAGTTCATCGAACTGGCGGTGCCTAAGTCTGCGGCTATCCCGGTGGGAACAATCGTTACGTGGGATGCGGCTTACAACGCCGTCGCTTATGGAACGACCAAACTTCTGGGACAGCCGGTAGCGGTATCGGTGGCCTCGGCGACCATTTCCAGTGGTAACCCGGTCACTGATCCACTGGGTGGAGGATTGGCATCCAACTCGACGAACGTCATGTATACGTGGTTCCAGCTGACAGGCAGAGCCTGGACGCTCAAGACCGCGGTGCAGGTCACGCCGAACGTGCCGATCTTCGTCTCAGGTACTGCAGGACGATTCAAAGTCCTGACTTCCGTCGGTGCTCAGTTCCTCGGAGCGAGGGCCGCGACTGCTACGACTACCAGTACGCAGTCTCTCGGTATCGTGCTCTGGAACCGTTCAGTCTCGGAAGGCGCGTAATGCTGAACGTCGCTTGTGTTAAATGGGGGAAAATGTACTCCTCGGAGTACGTCAATATCCTATTTGACTCAGTGCGACGGAACCTCGCCTACGGAGTGGTAGGGAGGTTTGTTTGCTTCACAGATGACCCTGAGGGGTTGGAGGCGGGGATTGAAACCCGCCTCCTCCCTGAAGGGCTGAAGGGTTGGTGGAATAAGCTCTATCTCTTCTCAGCGGAAGCTTTCTCTGATGGAGATCGGGTTCTTTACTTCGATCTAGATACGGTCATTACTGGTCCGTTGGACGCAATAGCCGATTACCGCGGACCTTTCGCTATCCTAAGAGATGCTTATAGGCTTGATGGATTGCAGTCCTCTGTGCTGGCTTGGGAAGCAGGGAATTGGACTCGACTGCTCTGGGAGCGTTGGCCAGATTACAAACATCTTCCCTGGCCGGGTGGAGATCAGCAGTACATTGAGGTTCAGATTTTTGGTAGTTCTGGGCTATTTACTTATGAGAAGTGGCAGAACAGTTTCCCCGGTAGGTTCTGTTCGTACAAGGTACAGGCTAGGAATGAGATCCCTAAGGGGTGCTCGGTTGTATTCTTCCACGGGGACCCAAGACCTCATGAGGTGAAGGACGGCTGGGTTCCCCATGTATGGAAGGTAGGGGGGGGGTCGGGGGCAGAGTTTATCGTTCAGTCGAACGTGAGTAATGAGCGGCTGGAATGGAATGTCGCTCTTTCGTTGAAGTCCTGTAAAACCTGGCTCAAGAAAGAGCCCGGACACTCAGGCGTTGCAGTGATTGTAGGCGGAGGACCCTCCTTAAAGGATCATCTCTTCCGTGTCCGCGGTCGGCAGATGGCGAAAGCCAAAGTCTTTGCCTGTGGCAACTCGGCGAACTACTTGCTTGAGAATCAGATTACCCCTGACTATCAGGTATTACTCGATGCCCGGGCAGAGAATGCCTCCTTTGTCGTGGGTGACCCCACGGTTAAGTTCATTGCTTCCCAGTGTGACCCGAGGACGTGGAAGAAAGGCGGAATTGGCTTTCACGCGATGCAGACTTCCTATATGCATCTCGTGGAGAATGAGGAGATGCTGGTCGGGGGAGGGTCCACGGTAGGTTTGAAGGCCATTGCGGTGGCTTATGCTTTGGGCTTCCGGAACTTTCATCTCTTTGGGTTAGATTCCTCCTATTCCGAAGACTCTCATCATGCTTATCCTCAGTCCCTGAACGATAAGGAACGGCGGATGGAGGTGAAGTGTGGGGAGAAGACTTTCACCTGTGCACCTTGGATGGTGACACAGGCGGAGGAGTTCAAAGAGCTCGCCCGGGTCCTCGTTGAGATGGGCTGTACTTTCAGCATTCACGGGGAGGGGTTGATCCCGAGCATTGCATCAGCTTTAGAGGTTCCTTTGGTTGCTGCGGACACCCGTGCGCACGAGATCCTGAAGCATTTGAACGGCCAGAAGGATCCTGTAGGTGTAGAGGTAGGGGTATTCGCAGGAGCCCTCTCAGTCAGACTTCTCTCTCATCCTAAGTTGACCCTCCATATGGTGGACTCCTGGACGAGTGAGGGAGTCACTCAAGAGCAAATCGACGCAGGAGACTTCCACGCCAAACTCTCCCAGGCTCAGCAGGATCACCTCTATAGCTCTACCAAGGAAACGATAGCTTTTGCTGGTGAACGGGCAAGAGTCATCCGTGCCGATAGTGTGAAGGCTGCGAGTGAGTTCGAGGACGAGTCAGTTGATTTCGTCTTCATCGATGCGAATCATCTCTATGAGGCGGTGAAAGAGGATATCGAGGCCTGGTGGCCGAAAGTGAGGCCGGGAGGCTTCCTCTCAGGTCACGATTATGAGAATCCCGAATACCCTCTCTGGGGGGTCAAACGCGCTGTAGATGAGCGATTCGGGAAGAAAGTCACGTTAGGTGAGAATTTTTGCTGGTTTGTCCACAAAGCAGGTAATTATGAACACTGAGCCAATCTCTGAGGGCCGCGCATTCGAGAACCCCTCCGCCATCCGTGCCGGGGGTTATTCCAAAGTCGTGTATGGAATGGATAAGGATCTCCTGGTGGAGTTCTTTGTGAAACCCGTCCATATGGAATATCTCTCCGAGACGATGGGCTTCCCGATCTTCCAGGATCGGGTATGGGTACGAATTGTCGTCCCAGGAAACAACAAGAACGTCTGGGAGACTCTTGCCGCTGGAATCGAATACGACACCGCGGTAGACCCGAAAAGCGGGGAATACCACACGACGTGGGCTATCCGGCAGGGGATTCTCGCTAACGGTGAGAGACCGGACCCGGAGAAGTATCCCAATGCCTGGGAACGCTTCATAAAGCGTGGGGAGAAGTCGGAGATGGGTTGGCCGGTGGAAGAATGGGGAGTCATCACCCGCTCTTATGCCGAGACACTGAAGATGCTCAATATCCCCACTGTCGAAGCATTGGCTAATCTCACAGATGCGGCCTGTTCCGGATTCATGGGTGGGAGAAAATATAGGGATCTTGCAAAAGCCGCTTTGGATGAGCGAGCCCGAACCCAGTTGCTTTCCCAGGAACAAGCAAAAGCCTCTCGTGCGGAGGAGCGTAACAACCTTCAGGATGCAAAGATCAAGGAGCTGGAAGCTCTTATCACTGCGATGAAGAGCCAGTACGAAGGAAGTCTCGCCGCTCTTCAACCCGCTCCAGAACCGAAGCGCGGCCCCGGAAGACCTCCGAAGATGAAGGAAGTCTCGGTGAAGGTCTCCCAACACGCCCAGGCGGTCGCTGACAAAGCTGCGGGGCGCTGAATGTCTCTACTGTCTTTAGTACAGCAGGCCTTCGGGGAAATCGGGCTCACCCCTCCGACGAGCATTGTCAACAATACAGATTCCAACGTCATCAAAGCTCTCTACCTAGCCAATCGGGCCGGAGTTGAGTTAAGAGACATCCCGGCGGCAGCGGATTACTGGCCGATTCTGAGAAAGCAGTTTCTCTTCAATCTAAATGGTATTGGTCCCTTCACGGGGACCTTCACTAAAGGCTCTCCCACCATTACTGGGATCACGGGAACCAATCTCGGTGGAGTATTGGCTACCTGGCAGGTGAGTTCCCAGTTCGTGCTGAACGACACGATGGTGCAGAGCGTGAATGTGGGAGGTTCTCAAGTCACGATGACCCAGAACGCCAGTGGGTCTGGTACAGATACCTTGTTGGCTTTCGGGCAGGAGGCTTATCCCCTCCCCACTGACATCAACTACAACTTCTTCATTCCTCAAACCGGATGGGATAGGAACTTTCGCTGGCAGCTCTTAGGTCCAGTAAACGCTCAGGAATGGCAGGTTCTGAAGTCGGGTATCTCTCCCGTAGGACCGAGACTCCGTTACCGGTTGATGGCGGGGCAGATCTATTTCAATCCAGCTCCCTATGTCCCTGCAGGACAAACTGCACCGATCTCGGACCTCATCGTCATGGAGTATCCGAGTGTCAATTGGGTAGCGGTAACAGGTGCTCCTACAGTCGGGGTACAGAGTTCATTCCAGCTCGATACCGATACCTCCATCATCCCCGAAGACCTCATTACCATGTCGTTGAAGTGGAGAGTATTGAAAGCGATTGGTATGGCATGGGCGGATGAATATACGGAGTACAACGATAAGGTTGATATGGTTGCTGGTCGGACCACAATGCCAAGGAGTCTCCCGCTCAACGCAAGAGCTTCTGGAATCCGACTGCTTAACTCCCAGAATGTGCCTGATACCGGCTTCGGGTCGTAATGCGTGCTTCTGCTTTACGTCAGTTAGCTAAGCAACAGGCCCAACTCCCGCAGGCTCAAGGCTATTCTGTCCCCGCTCCGGTTGGGGGTTTGAACGTTCGGGACGCTCTGGCAAATATGCCGGAGACAGATGCGATCATTCTCGATAACTGGTTCCCGCAACCCACTTGGGTGGAAGTGAGGGGAGGAACGAAGAAACTCGCCACCTTTACCGGGATTTCCCATACGGTGGCCTCTTACAACGCTCTCACTGGAACGAACCTCCTCTTTGCTGCTGCTATAAATGCCGGTACTGGCTCTCTCTACCGGGTAGACAATTCGGCCGGGGGGCCTGGCACATTAGTGGTCGGTGGTGCTGGGCCTCTCATTCAGGCCATTACCGGGGATCAGTACGACTGGTCACAGTTCGGGACCGGAGCGGCAGAAATCCTCTATCTCGTGAATGGTCTTGATAGCCCGCTTCTCTACGATGGGACCAATTGGCAGGGAGTCACCTCATCGAGTGCCCCTTATGCAATGACTGGTGGACCTTCAGCGGATAATCATTCGCTCAACCAAGTCGTCCGCTATAAAAACCGTCTCTGGTTCGTGCAGGCGAACTCGTTCAACGTCTATTACCTCCCTCAAAACGTCTTTGCCGGGGCTCTGACCCTTCTCAATATGGGTCCTAATTTCAATCAGGGTGGATATCTCGCAGCCATAGCAACGAACTCCATCGACAATGCGGCAGGATTCTCCGACTACATTGCCTTTATCTCCAACCAGGGAGAGGTGGTGATGTACCAGGGTTACGACCCTGGGAGTGTCTCGACCTGGTATGAAACCGGGCACTTCCAGATAGGTCGTCCTCTAGCAATAGGACGAAGGACTTGGACGAAGATCGGGACTGATGCGGTGGTCCTTTGTGTCGATGGAGCAGTCCCTCTCTCAAAGGCAATGGTGAGTGATCGCTCTCAACCATTGATCGCTTTGACAGACAAGATCCGCAAAGGGATCAAAGATGCCGCTTCTAACTATGGAACTGTGTATGGCTGGCAGCTCCTTCTCTACCCTGGAGGGACTAAGCTGGTTGTTAACGTTCCCACCCAGGTGAATACAGCTAGCTTCCAGTATGTCCAGAACACGATTTCCGGTGCCTGGTGCTCTTTTGGGCTCTACAACAGTCCGTGGAATGCCATTTGCTTCGAGAGGATGGGGGACAATCTCTACTACACGACCAGCGGAGCTGTTTTCCAGTGCGATACCGGACAATCTGATAACGGGTTGGGGATAACCATTCGTGCTAAACCGGCGTTCAGTTACCTGAACGACCGGGAACACCTGAAGATCTTCACCCAGTGTCAGCCCATCTTCCAGGTGACGGGAAGCGCGACGTTCTCGGTGAACCTCAATGTGGATTTCTCAAGCTCCGCCCCTACCAGCACGATTCCGGTCTCCTCAGGGAATGCTACTCAATGGGGTTCCCCTTGGGGGTCTCCGTGGGGAGATGCCACACAGATAGTAAAACCTTGGATCGGGTTAGACGACACGGGTTACTGCATGAGTATGCAGTTACAAACCTCCGTGCTTAATATCGGGATCGAATGGCAGGCGACCAATTACCTCTATAAGACAGGAGGTCTTTTCTACGGGATACGGGGATGAGGAAGATTCTCGCCAATCAGGACGAAATGGTTGCCCAGTGGGTGGCATCCAGAATCCCCATCTTTGAATTCGGCTCCAGCCCCTATACGGCAATAGGCTTGATGAGTGACGGAGTCATGTTAGCCGGGGTGGTCTATCAGAACTACACCCGAATCGATATCCAAATGCATACTGCCGCTGTAGAGGGTTCTAAATGGCTCACGAGTAAGTTCCTCGGAGAGGTGTTCAGGTATCCTTTCGAGCAGTTGCAGGTTCATCGGGTGACGGCTTTGATCCCGGCTTTGAATACCCGGTCGGAGAAGTTTTGCAAGCACCTCGGCTTCAAGAAAGAGGGCCGGGTGAGAGAGATTCTCCCCCAAGGGGAAGATTTACTCGTTTACGGTATGCTTAAACGGGAATGCAGGTTCCTCAACATAGGACGGTTCAATGGGCTCGCCAACAGGTTTCCTGAGAAATCCCTCTCCAATACAGCAACAGCCCTATAGTGGAGTTCCACAGGGGATTGGAGGAGCGCCGGGTCCCACTGGAATCAGCGGCTCTGGTGGCATTACCCCTCCAGGAGTTACTAGTCCAATGAGTTCATATGGGCCGATCCCACAGGTTTCAGCCACTCACGGGCAGTCGAACATCATGCAGGCGTTGCCTTCCTCTTCTGCGGCAATGCCGATCAACAATTTGCAGTCGAGATATTCTCAACCAGCGATTCAACCTCAACAGCCTTTCAACTCTGGGATGATGGGGAACGCTTTAGGTAGGTTCGCCGGGAGATATTAATGGGTAAGGGATCAGCTCCCAGCGCACCTGACCCATACGCGACTGCAGCCGCCCAGACGCAGGGCGCTGAGAGTGTGGCCGGGTACAACACGGCCTTACAGAGACCGAATGTTGTGACCCCTTACGGCTCGACTACCTGGTCAACTTCTCCTGGATCTCCTTCCCCTTCTCAGGGTGGGTATGTCCCAGGGGGGCGCGGTGGAGGGGGAGTTGGATTTCCTACTCCTGGGGGATTCCAATCAGGTG